GGATTCAAAAAATTGATTTTACAACATTCTTTGAAAAAGGAATGGACGGTGTTGAAAACTTCCTTGAAAAACTAGGTGGTCTTATTGAAGATGTGCCTAAGATTATTCAAACGTTCAAGGATTGGTCACCACTTATAGCCGGAGTTGCTGCCGGGTTTGTAACCTTAAAGGTTGCAATGGCAATATCATCATTGATTAGTGCCATAACAACAGCATGGACAGCATACAAAACAGCAAACGAAGGTGCTACTATTGCACAGTGGCTTTTCAATGCTGCATTAAATGCTAACCCTATAGTTCTTATAGTCACGCTTGTGGCAGGGCTTGTGGCTGCACTGATCACACTATGGAATACCAATGATGGATTCAGAGAAGCAGTCACAAATGCTTGGGAAAAAATAAAGGAAGTCTTTGGTACGGTTATTGACGCTATCAAAGGCTTTTTTAGTGGATTGGTGGAGAAAGTACAGACTGCATGGGAATCTGTAAAAGAAGCAGTAAGTACCGCCATTGAAGCAATCAAAGGATTCTTCACAGGTTTAGTTGATTCAATCAAACAGGCTTGGGAGAACATCAAAACGGCAATATCTGAAAAAATAGATGCCATAAAAGAAACAGTAACCAATGTGTTTACTGCAATAGCTGATACTGTAAGTGCAGTGTGGGAAACAATCAAGAATGCGGTACAGGTTGCCATCATGTTTATTGGTGAAATCATCAGTGCTGCATTTCAGATCATCACAATGCCTTGGATGTTTATATGGGAAAACTGCAAGGAATATATCATTGCAGCTTGGGAGTTTATCAAGAACGCTGTATCAACAGCCCTTGATGCAATCTCAACCACCATCAGCAATATTTGGAATGCTATTGTTGGATTCCTGACCCCTATACTGAACAGCATTAAATCAACCTTTACAACAATATGGGAAGCAATAAAAACAGCGGTATCAACCGCAATCAACAACATTCAGACGGTTATTACAACCGTATGGAATGCCATTGTTTCATTCCTTAAGCCAATACTGGAAGGTATCAAGAATACATTTACAACTGTATGGAATGCGATAAAATCAACCATTTCTACAGTGCTGAATGCAATTCAGACTACGATTACAAATATTTGGAATGCAATCAAAACGACTGTGACCAATGTGATCAATTCGATTAAGTCAGTAATCAGCAGTGTGTTCAATGCAATTAAGTCTACTATTTCAAGTATACTGAACAGCATTAAATCAACCTTTACAAGTGTTTGGAACAGTATTAAGTCAACGGTATCTAATGTGATCAACGGTGTGAAGTCCACTATTTCAAATGGTCTGAATGCTGCAAAATCCACAGTATCAAATATACTTGGTGCAATTAAGGAAAAGTTCAGCAGCATCTTTGAAGGTGCAAAGAACATTGTAAGTAACGCTATAAACAGAATTAAAAGTTTCTTCAATTTTTCGTGGTCATTGCCACATTTGAAATTACCACATATTTCAATCAGTGGTTCTTTCAGCTTGACACCGCCAAGTGTACCGCACTTTGGTATTGACTGGTATAAGAAAGCAATGGACGATGGTATGATCATGAATCAGCCGACTATTTTCGGTTACAATGCTAAGTCAAATCAGTTCTTGGCAGGTGGTGAAGCCGGAAGTGAAACGGTTGTCGGAACACAAAGCCTTATGGATATGATCAGGGTAGCGGTTAATGAGGAAAACGCTTCATTACTGGAAAAACTTGACCGGATTCTTACAATCCTTGAAAGTTATATGCCTTTCATTCCACAGCTTGCGAACCTGAAACTGGTAACAGATACAGGAGTGCTTGCAGGTGAACTTGCCCCGGCAATGGATGAAGAACTTGGTAAGATTTTTGATAAGGAAGGGAGAAGATAAGCCTTGATTCAGGGTGTTACATTTGGAATTAAACACAGTTATGAAGATTTTGGGCTTATCCTTTCTTCAAAAGAAATCGGATTGCCTACACCTAAAACAGAATCAGTCAGTGTAATTGGTCGCAATGGTGACCTTGATCTGACTGATGCGTTGGGTGATGATGTGAAGTTTGAAAACAGGAAGTTATCATTTACTTTTTCCCTGTTAAATGGTGCAAGAGATTGGACTGCAACACTTTCCAATCTTTCCAACTATCTGCATGGTAAGAAGATGCGTATTGTTATGGACGCTGATAAAACTTTTTATTACTGGGGACGGTGTACAATCAATAAATTCAAAACAGATCGTACACTTGCCATTATCACAGTTGATTGTGATGTTGAACCATACAAGATTGAAACAAATTCAGCAAGTGAACCGTGGCTGTGGGATGTATTCAGTTTTGTCAATGGTATTATCCATGTAAATGAAGTGAAAGTAAGCGGAAGTAAAAAAGTAAATCTGATTAATCGTGTCAAGATTGTATCACCGACATTTACCTGTTCAACAGCTATGAAGGTGACACACGAAGGTAATACTTATAGTTTACCTGCCGGGGAAACAACAGTTTATGATATTCGTTTACAGGAAGGTGATAACTATGTGACATTTACCGGAAACGGTACAGTCAAGATCAGTTACAGAGGGGGTTCATTGTAATGTACAGAGTATTATGTGATGGACTGCCTATTTATGATTTACGTGATGAAAACCTTGTTTTGATTGACCCTAAACTTGATTTAGAGGTCAACAAAGCAGGGTCTTTTAGTTTTAAGATGCCACCCCAGCACCCACAATATGAATTACCACAAAAAATGCTGTCATGCATTCAGGTATTTCAGGATGAAGAAGAAGTGTTTAATGGCAGAATTACAGAATGCAAAATTGATTTTTATAACCGTAAACATTTTACTTGTGAGGGTCAGCTTGCATATCTGAATGACAGTATACAAAGACCTGCTGAATATCATGATATGACAGTCAGGGGTTATTTAGAATCATTGATTACATCACACAATGAGCAGGTAAAAAAAGATAGACAGTTCAAGGTTGGTATTGTCACGGTAACAGATAATAATGATTCATTGTACAGGTACACGAATTACAACAGTACCATGAAAGAAATCAAGGAAGATTTGGTTGACGATCTTGGTGGCTATTTACGTGTAAGGAATGTCAATGGAACAGCTGGACTATATAAGTGATTATGACAATGTAAGTACACAAAGTATTGAGTTTGGTGAAAATCTACTTGATTTCAGCAGAAATACAGATGTGTCAGATATTGCAACGGTATTTATTCCACTTGGTGCAAAACTGGAAGAAAGTCCAATAGCTGCACTTGAACAGCGGTTGACTATTGAAAGTGTAAATAATGGGTCTGATTCACTTGTAAATTTGGACGCTGTAAAGAAATTTGGTTATATAACCAAAACTATTACTTGGGATGAAGTTACAACACCAAAAATGTTGTTATATAAAGCAAATAAGTACATTGCTGATTATCAGTGGGATAGTATGACACTGGAAGTAAACGCTGTTGATATGCACTGGACTGATGCAGATATAGAACAGTTTAAACTTGGTGATAAGATCAAGGCACATTCTTCACTGCATGGACTTGATCGGTATTTCCCATTGTCGAAAATGTCAATACAGCTTAACAATCTATCAAGTAGTAAATTCACACTCGGTACAGTAGTTAATACAAAACTTACTGCAAAATCACAGACTATTTCAAATACTGCATCAAAGGCAGTTGAAACAATACCTGTACCGTCTGCTATAGTAAAACAGGCGGTTGATCAGGCAACAGCACTGATTACAGCAGCAACACATGGTCATGTGGTAACCACAGCCAACGAACAGTTAATCATGGACACTAACGATGTAAACACAGCCCGGAAGGTGTGGCGGTGGAATCTGAACGGTCTTGGTTATTCGTCAACCGGGTACAATGGAACGTATAAGACCGCTATCACAATGGATGGTCAGATTGTTGGTGAAAGATTGGTTGGTGGCTCTGTATCTGCTGAAAAACTTGATATTACTTACAGAAATCAGGTTATAAAAGAAATAGCAGATGCAGAAGAATCAGCAAGATCAGATGCAGAAGATTACACTGACGGTGAGTTGAAAAAGTACTATACAAAAAGTGAAGTTGAAACAAGTATTAAAAATACCAAAGATTCTATTTTACTGTCAGCAAAAGAAACCGCAGAACAGTATGTTGACGGTAAACTGAAAAACTATTCAACGTCAGCACAGATCAAGGTAAAGACAGATTCGATTGAATCAGAAGTTAAGAAAAAACTGAACAGTTCAGACCTGTCAACCAAGATTCAGCAAAATTCTTATGCAGTTAAAATTGCATGGAATAGTATCAGTAAATATATTCAATTTGAATATGGTGAAATGCGTATTTATGAGAGTACGACACAAAACAGTAACACACTGTTAATGTCAATGACCTCAACAGG